AGCCAAAGCGTTTGCGACTAGCATTTCTAAAGGAGATGTTAAGGTAAAACATGGTGAGGAAACTACAGCTCAATCCGATAAGGGAACGCATTACTAGTTTCTCCCTCGAGAGAAACAGGGTCGGTGACGGGAGACTTGATCCGGCCCTGAATGATGACTTATGGAAAAAAGATTTGTAGAGATATTTACAGGATTAAAAAGAGATTATGGGTATGCTGACCCTCAGTCTGCGTACAAAGATCCCTCTACGGGTAAATTAAAGATAGAACATTTTTGGGCAAAGCAACCAGTTACAGAACAAGATTACGAAAATCATTTAAAAGGAGTTAAGCCAATAGGTATTCAACCTTGTGATGATGAAGGTATGGCTAGGTTTGGTGCCATAGATATTGATTCAAAAGCTTATGATCAATTTGATACAAGAAAATATTTAGAGATCATAGATAAAAATAAAATTCCTGTCATACCAGTAAAATCAAAAAGTGGTGGATTACATTTGTATGTATTTACAGATAAACCTGTCAAAGCTACATTCATTAAATCATTTTTAGAAAAATTATTATATACATTTAATCTTAAGCCAAGCACAGAAGTTTATCCTAAACAAACAGAACTAGACCAAGGTGCTAACAGTACATCAGGTAACTTTATTAATTTACCATACTTCAAGAAACAAGAACGAGTTGGTCTTAACTTAGACGGCACAACATTTACATTTGAACAATTTATTAAAGTCATAGATGCAAATACAAAAACACAAGAAGAACTAAATGATTTTATCAATGGTCATATCAAAAATATTTTAACAGGTGGTAATGAAGAATTTGTAGATGGTCCACCTTGTTTGCAAATTATAACTAAAGACCTATCGGCCGATAATAAGTTGGGAGATTACAGAGACAGATTTTTGTACAACTATATGGTTTTTGCTAAGAAAAAATATGGTGACATTTGGGATAAAAAAGTATTGCAAGCAGCTAGAGATTATATTGTTTATGATAATGAATGGGGCGATGAAAAAGTTAAGAAAAAAATAAAAGCGTGGGAGAAAGAAACAGCAGGACATACTTGTGATGAAGAACCTATACATGACCATTGTATGAAATCAGAGTGTGCCAAACGGCAGTTTGGTTTCTTATCTGATAAGATAAAAAGATTCCCACCACTTACAGCTTTAATTAAAATTAATTATTCTCCTGATCCAGAATTTAGATTTACAATCACATATGTAGATAAGAAAGAAGGAGAAGTTAGTAAACAAGTTATAGCAAGAGACGCCACTTACTTTACCAACCAAGATAGACTTAGAACATTGATAGCTGCACATACACCTATCTTCCCACCAAGAGTTACAAATAAGGATTATCAAATAATTATGGAGAACTTATATGAAACACAAAATGTAGAGAGTCCTCCACCTGGAACATCAGATAAAGAATTATTACAGAAACATTTAGAAGAATATGTAACAGGAGTACAAGCTGTGAGTGATACGTCTTTTAGAAATGGCAGCACATTGATTGATGATGGCTTTGCTTATTTTGTTTTAGAACCTTTCTTTAATCATCTTAAGAATAAAGAATGGAAAATTAAATTAACAAAGACAGGTAGAATGATGGAAGACTTTTTTAAAGCTGAGCTTAGTGTATCAAAAAGATATCCTAAAAAAGACTCAGATACTAAATCAAATAACCCTGTCAGATGTATAAAAATATCTATGCAATACTTTGATGAAGAAGATAACGAATTAGAAATCTTAGATATGAAAGATAAAGAGGATATTCTTTGATAACTAAGATCTATGGTCCACCAGGCACAGGTAAAACAGAAAAATTAATTAGAAGAGCAATGGCCTATATTAGAATAGGCACCCCACTAGATCAAATAGGTTACTTTGCATTTACAAGAAAAGCAGCTAACACAGCAAAGGACAGAATGTTAGAAAAAAATCCGCAGTACAAAAAGAAAGATCTACCATACTTTAGAACGTTTCATTCTTTGGCTTTTCAAAAACTAAGCCTAGACGAAAGTAAAGTTATGCAAGACTATCATTATGCAGATCTAGGTAGGATCTTAAGTATTAGAGTTAATGTAAGAAAAGATGTAGATGCATCACCTTATTTAACTTGTGATAACGAATACTTTCAAATTATTTTAAAAGCAAAAGAAAAATGTATTTCAGTCTGGGATGAGTATTGTTCTGGTGAATATTCTTCGTCGGTTAGATGGGGATTGTTAGAACACATTGAGGCTAATTATAATCAATACAAAAGAAAAAATACCCTACTAAATTACTCGGATATGATAAATCAATTTGTAAACAAGCCTCATCTTTGTCCTAGTTTTAAAGTAGTCTTTGTTGATGAAGCTCAAGATCTATCACCCCTACAATGGAAAATGTATGACTTATTAAAATCAAACTCTGACGATGTTTACTTAGCTGGCGATGATGATCAAGCTATCTATACTTGGGCAGGTGCAGATGTGAATAGATTTATTAATGAGCCTGCAAAAGAAAAAGTTTTATCTAGATCAAGACGTATACCTAAAAAGGTTCAAGAACTTTCTTCTGTTGTTATAAGTCGTATTCGTGGATTAAGAGCGACGAAACATTATAAAGCAAGAGATGAAGAAGGTAAAGTAGAAAAGATAAGCACATTAGATCATTTAGATTTATTGTCTAACAAATGGTTAATCTTAACTAGAACTTTAAATAGAGCTGAAGAGATTTGTAAAATTTTAAAAGACAAAGGAATCTATTTTGAAACTAAAAAAGGTAAAAGCTATAATGTAAAATTATACAAGGCTATCCTAACTCATATGCAATATATTAATGGCGAAGAGATAACAGAGATCTCTATGAAAGATCTTTTAGATTTTGCTGATAAAGACGATTTACAAGATAAGAGTTTAAAATGGTATGAAGTATTTAGTAAAGGTAATATTTTGGAACGGAATTATATACGATTAATGCTTTCAAATAAAGAAAAACTTAATCAAGAACCGAGGATCAAAGTTTCTACAATACACGCAGCTAAGGGTGGAGAAGCAGCTAATGTTATTTTAGTTTTAGATAATGCTAATAAAATAAGACAAGCTGTGATGAGAAGTATAACAAAGAGTGACGAAGAGCATAGAGTATGGTATGTAGGAACGACGAGAGCAAAAAGAAATATTTATTTATTACAAGCAAAAATAGAAAGGAAGGGATATCAATTATGACAGATCCAGATGGATTAGAAAAAGCGTTTCCACAATCAAGACAAATAGGTGGTTCACATTATAAACATTTTCACATTCAGCCGTACGAATTTATTTCAAAAAATAATCTTTCGTTCTTTCAGGGCTGTGTTGTGAAGTACGTTTGTAGATATTTACATAAAGATAAAATTAAAGATTTAGAAAAGATAATTCACTATTGCGAATTGGAGATATTAAAGTTAAAAGATACTAGAAATAAAAAATGAAAGTACCTTTATTTGAAGCACAAACAGAGTGGAACGAACCAGAAGAATATCCTGATCTAAGACAATATGATGAGATAGCAATTGACTTAGAAACTAGAGATCCTGATTTAAAATCTAAAGGATCTGGAGCTGTAATTGGTAATGGTGAAGTTGTAGGTATAGCTGTAGCTGTGCCAGGTAGAAAATTTTATTTTCCCATAGCTCATGGCTCAGGACCCAATATGGACAGAAAGCGTACTTTAGAATGGTTCCAAGATACACTTAAAACAAAAGCTGTTAAAATATTTCACAATGCAATGTACGACGTGTGTTGGATTAGACAAATGGGTTTGAAGATTGAAGGACTTATTGTTGATACAATGATAGCAGCATCATTGGTTGATGAAAATAGATTTAGATATGATTTAAATAGTTTATCATGGGATTACTTAGGGCATGGTAAGTCAGAGGCTGCGTTGAATGAAGCAGCTAAGTCAAGAGGATTAGATCCTAAAGCAGATCTATGGCAATTACCAGCGATGGAGGTCGGATCCTATGCAGAGAAAGATGCTGAGTTAACTTTAGAACTTTGGCAAATATTTAAAAAAGAAATTATACACCAAGACATTGAATCTGTTTTTAATCTTGAGACAGATCTTTTTCCTTGTCTTGTTGATATGAAGTTTCTTGGTGTGAGGGTAGACTCAGATAAAGCTTCTCGCCTAAAGCAAGAACTAGAAACAGAAGAGAAGAAAATACTATCATCGATAAGTAAACAAACCACATTAGAACCTCAGATATGGGCTGCACGAAGTATTGCGAAAATATTTGATAAACTTTCTTTGCCATATGAACGTACTGCTAAAACAGGTGCTCCTTCCTTTACTAAAAATTTTTTACAAGAACACAAACATCCTGTTGTGCAAATGATAGCTAAAGCTAGAGAAATTAACAAAGCCCACACTACATTTATAGATACCATATTAAGATATGAACATAAAGGTCGAATACATGCAGATATAAACCAAATAAGATCTGACCAAGGAGGTACAGTTACAGGTAGATTCAGTTATCAAAACCCTAACTTGCAGCAGATTCCAGCTCGTAATAAAGATCTAGGTCCTTTAATTAGATCTTTGTTTTTACCTGATGAAGGAAAAACCTGGGGATGTTTTGACTACAGCCAACAAGAACCAAGACTAGTAGTTCACTACGCATCTCTACATAAATTTCCATCTGTATATGATGTTGTAGATCAATATGAAAATGATACTTCAACAGACTTTCACCAAACTGTTGCAGACATGGCAGAAATACCTAGATCTCAAGCTAAAACAATTAACCTTGGATTATTTTATGGAATGGGTAAAGCTAAATTACAAGCAGAATTAGGAGTATCGAAAGAAAAAGCTGCAGAATTATTTGATCAATATCATGCTAAAGTTCCTTTTGTAAAACAACTTATGAACTCTGCTATGAACAGGGCTCAAGAACGTGGACAAATAAGAACTCTACTAGGTAGATTGTGCAGGTTTCATTTATGGGAACCTAACAGCTTCGGTATGCATAAGGCAATGCCCCATGAAGATGCATTACAGGAACACGGACCAGGGATAAAAAGAGCATACACATACAAATCACTCAATAAACTTATACAAGGATCTGCAGCTGATATGACAAAAAAGTCTATGTTAGATTTATACAAAGAAGGTATAATTGCACATATACAAATACATGATGAACTTTGTGTTTCAGTTGAATCCGATAAGCAAGCTAAGAAAATTGTTGAAGTGATGGAGAATGCTGTTAAATTAGAAGTTCCCAACAAAGTTGATTATGAATCAGGAAAAAATTGGGGAACAATAAATGATTAATTATGGCTTATCTAAATGCAAATATACCCGTGCAATATGCACAAATAAAAAGGGAGTATCTTTATGATCTTAAAAAACATCATGGTGAAGTTGAAGACTGTATTATCTTTGGAATATCTGCAATCACAGGTAAAGCAATTCTCTTTCACGCAATCATGGAAAACGGTGCAATCTTTTATCGCTTACCAATTACGGCTTTTATTCAACGTGGCTTTAAACCGGAAGCTGTTCCGCTTCGCAGACTTGACGAGCTTCAGTTATGGAATTGTTTTAGTTATTATCCTTCTGTTCATTCTTGGGATATCTTAGACGGACAAGCCGGTAAATATATTGGCAAAGATAAAAAATGGCATCCAGGACAGTATTTATTTACTGTTGACTTTGCCCACCCCGAAAGTAATATCTTAGATACGGACCATTCAGAGATTCCGCACGAGCATAAATGCGCTCATATCATAGCCCTAGACGATGGGAACTATGCAGCACAACCTAACAATAGATGTATTTGGGACATACCTTCTTTCACAGTGAAAGATAATATTCCAGATTGGAAAGTGCAAACTAATGAATGGAATGTGGAAAACACAAGTAAATGGAAGACCGAAGATACGGATAACTTCTTTTACGAAATAGAGGAGAAGAAACATGATTGAAAAATGTAAAAATATTTGTTGCAGAGCATGGGACAAAATAAAAAGCTTATGGAACAAATGGGTAGACTGGATGTTTAAAGGATTTTATAAATAATGAAAAAACCTAAAAGTAAATTAGAATGGTTTAAGAAAAATATTGTAATTGTTCCTGTTGTGGCAGCAATCATAGCCGGAACATTTACATCGGTAAGATATGTATTATCTTTAACAGATACTATTGAATCAAACCAAGAACAAATTGTAGATCTTATAAGAGATTTAAAAATAGCACAGAAAAATATTACAGATCAAAACACAAGACTATCATCAGCTGAAGCAACTTGGACTATGGCTGAAAATTTATACAGACAACTAGCAGACACAGTGAGGGACCATACCTATGACCTTAAAGACCTTACGAGATAATCTATTATGGATCGCATTCTTTCTTTGCGTTGCAACTTATGTGCAAGCAAGAAATGAATATCTAAATGACTACGGAACTTGTGAAAGAGGTAGTTGGGAAACTTATACAGAACTTCGACAACAAGAATATAAAACAGGCACAAGTGATGAATACCAAAATCAAATGTTAGGTTTTAGATTTCGTATGCCTTTAGGTGCAGTATGTGATGATGAGTATATTGCAGAAATGCAGAAGAAAAGTAAAATAAAAACTCAACTTGAACTTATAAAAGAGTGTAAAAGAATACCTAATATTAGTCCTCCACCTATAGAATTTGCAGAATTATTTAATATGTGTAATAAATTAGGTGTAGCAGGAGTAGTACCAGATAAAAGACCAGAGGGAAGACACTGGGATAATTTAAAGATACAATATCTAAAAGATAATCCAGATGTTGTAATCATGGAACAGGCGATGCCACAATGAAGTTAAATGAAGGAACAAGAGTAAGCACAGATCTTAAAACAATTGGAGGAATTGTTGCAGCTGTAGGTATTGCTGTGTTTGCATACACAGAACTGACGGCCAGGTTAGTATCGTTAGAGACTTCAAGAGAACTATTTCAGGCTGATTTGCTTAAGAAAAGTGAACAATTACCCGTGGACCAAGAACAGCTGATGTTGTTGGAGGATCTTTATAAGTCCGTGGAGAAGATAGAAATACGGATCGAGGACATGATGCACAACAAAGTAAACATTCAATTTTTGCAGAAAAATCAAGAAAAGATTTTGTCTGATTTAGAATCAATAAAAGACAAGGTAAGAGCTAATGGATCGAAACACTAAAAAAGTATTGAAGTACATAGAGGACATGGAAAAAAAAGCAAAACAAATGCGTTTTATAAGAGATTTAAAAAAAGAAGTTGAAATAAATGGTACTGGTACACACAAATATAGAATTAAATACGGACCAAACAAAGGATTAGTAACAAAATGATCGAGCATATCGTAGCCCTCCTAATGTTTGTAGGCCCGGATATCAAGGAGCACAGAATACAAATTGATCCAAAGACAGGGAAAGCCTCAATGTCAATATGTATGAAGCATAAACGTGAAGCAAGCAGACCACCAATTAGTGCAAATGTATCATATAAATGTATTAAATCTAAAGCAGAATTAGAGGAAAATATAGATGGATCTAAGTCTATAAAATCGCTAATATTAAACTAATGAAATTGACAGCAAATATAACTCTTGACGAGTTAACGAAGTCTCAAATTGCAGAGAGGAAGGGTATTAATAATAATCCTAATCCTGCGCAAATTGAAAACTTAAAAGCATTAGCAGTAAATATATTACAGCCGGTGCGTTCACATTACGACAAACCATTAATCATATCATCAGGCTTCCGTTGTGCTCAGCTTTGCACAGAAATTGGCAGCAGTATAAACAGTCAACATGTGGCAGACGAAGGCGCAGCTGCAGCAGACTTTGAAATACCTGGTGTAGATAATAGAGAGCTAGCTCTTTGGATCAAATCAGAGTTAGAATATGACCAGCTCATCTTAGAATTTTACCGTGATAATGAACCAACATCCGGATGGATACATTGTAGTTATTCTAGCAACGCAAATAGAAATCAATCATTAAGAGCATTTAGAGAAGATGGAAAAGTAAATTATAAGCCTTGGTTAGAATAATGAAATTTGTTACAGAAATTGTTACTGGAGATTGCCCTGAGTGTAATAGCAAAACACTGTTAGTAAATCTAACACCAAGTATTTATCGTTGTGTAAACTGTGGTGAAGATGTAGAACAAAAAGTAAATGGTGTTATTAAATATATGAAGATGAAAGACAATGAGGAAAGAATGTACTTAAAACAAGAAGATCTAGATGGCTAAAAAGAAAGGTAATTTATACGGAGTCTCGAACTACCACAAACGTACACCTAAAAAACGTAAAGGTAGGATATCAAAAAAGATAGGGCCACGAGCTACAAGACGTAAGAAGTACAGGGGCCAGGGACATTAATGAAACCCATAATGATCACCCTAATGTATCTTACATTTGGGGGCGAAATTAAATTAGATACTTTTGAAATTAATTCAGAATGTAGTAGTTGGTTTCATCACAACGTAAAAGTAGAAGAGAATAAAA